CTGGATCTGCGCGTCGTCCCAATCGGCGTGCAGCATCTGCACCTTGGTGTAGGTACTGACGGCCTTGGCCGTTTCGAGCATCGCCAGGGACTGGGCCAGCGAGAAGGGGTCCTGCTGGACGACGTCGCCGAACACGATGTCTGGCCGCTGCGGCGTGCACTTCCACCCGAACACGGTGACGCCGAGCTTGAGGAGGACCTCGGACATGGTCTGCAGCTCCGGCCGCCAGTACCGGATCTTCTTGTCCCGGGTGATCAGCGACCGGCGTTCCTTCGCGGACACCTCGGTCGCGGTGACCGCCACATCACCGGTGAGGCCGAAGGACTGGCCGGAGTAGCCGGCGCCAGACACGATGCGGGTGATCAGGTCGAGCATCGTCTGCGAGTGCTCCTGCACCCGGATCGCGAACTGGGCGATCTGGATCTGCGGTGAGCCGGCCGTGCCGGGCATCATGTTCATGCCTTCGTAGGCCTCGCGGTCCACGTCGAACAGCGCACCGCGCCCGGGGCCGCGGTCCTGCAGGTAGGCGTCGGGCACGACCAGGCGGCCCTTGGCCAGCCGCACGTCCCGCATCCAACTCGACATCACCTCGTCGAGGGCGTCCATCATCGGTTCGACACCGGCGTAGTCCGACCGGCCGAGGTGCGCGGCGAGTGGCTGGTCGCGCCACATTCTGTTCGGCCGCATGTTGGGCACGTAGGAGGCGGTGAGCTGGTCGATGCCGGTGCGGATGACGTTGCCGTCGGTGACGGCCTCGGCCAGGCCGGCGGTGTCGGGGAAGTCGGCCAGCGGCACGGTCTTGCCGAGGTTCATGGTGTCGCCGAGGTACACGCCGTGCAGGATGACGGCCTCACGACCGGCCATCTCGTGGCGTTCGAGGTGGCGGATCACCTCGTTGCCGTTGATCGCGATCACCCGCCAGAACGTGACCGCCGACAGCTTGCCGTAGGTCCACTCCGGGATGGCGCCGTCAGCGTGGACGCTGGACAGCCACGGCTGGTCGGACACCTCCTTGTCCCACACGGCACGCAGGTACACCCCACCCAGCCCGGCAGACACCTCGGCGGCTTCCAGCAGCTGGGCGTGCAGCGAGTCGTTCACGAGCAGATCGAGGTACTTGTTGGTGTCGGGGTCGTCCTCGACGGTCACCGATGGCGGTTCGCTGAACAGCAGGTCGGCCGAGATGGACGCGATGTCGCCGGCGATGGGCACGTGGACCTTGGTGCGCTTCTCGCCGGGCGGGATCGGCTGGCCCCAGAACCAGCGCGCGAGCGTGCCGACCAGGCCGCCACGGAACTGGCTGGGTCGGGCGTGCGGTCGGTTGGTGACGCGCTGGCTGATCTGCATGTAGATCGACGCCAGCTCTTCCGGGTCGCCGGAGTACCAGGCGGACCAGGCGGCGAGCTTGTCGTAGGCCGGCCCGAATCCCTTCGGTGGCCACGGTCCACCAGTAGGCAGCGGCATCAGACCGTCACCTCGGGGTGCGCACTGCCGCAAGCATTGTCGGGCAACGGATCGCCGTCGTCGTGCTTCACGGCCCAGGACGCACCGCCGTCGACCTCGACCAGGCCGCCGACCGGCCACGTCCCGGGGCGCCGCTGCTCGGGTGGCGTGCTGGCCTCGTACATCACCCGGTTGAGGGCCTGGTCCACCAGCACGGTGCCGCACCAGGCGCACCGCTGCCGGAGTTGGTCGCCGATCTGCACGTCGTTCCCGGCGATGTGGACCACGGACACGTCAGACCTCCTCGTATGTCGCGGCGAGGGCGTCCGGCGAGCAGGGGTAGAACTCGCCGACCAGGCCGCGCAGCACGGTGTCACCCGGGTTCACGTCGTTCCACGATCTCTGGCTCGTGTTCCACACCTTGGCGCCCTGTCCATGGTGAGCCGGAAGCCAGTTTGAGCCGGCCACGTCGTTCTCGGTCCTGACCGGATGAGCGTGTGACGTGCCGACGAACGCGGCCAGCTCGTCGTCGTTGTCGCCGACATAGAGCACGCCCTCGACCTCGACGGGCTTCTTGCGGTACCGGGGCACGTCACGCCTTCTTTCGGATCGACTTGCGGGCGGGCAGCGTCGCGAACGGCTTGATCGCCTTGTTGGCCTCGGCCCACCGGCGCGGCCACTTCGCGGGGTCGGCGCCGAACTTGGCGAACGCGAACCGCCACTGGGCTTTCGAGCTGAAGGTGTGCGGACCGGGCACGGCCCCCCCCCTTGTAAATCCACCTTACGTTAGTGTAATGTCACTTTACATGAACCTCACTATCAGTCACGAGGACCGCATCGAGAGTCTCACTTTCCGTGCCGACCAGGTCGATAAGGCGCAGGCAGTTCTCAACGAGGCCGAACGTCAACGCAGGATCGACGCACTGATCCAGGTGCACGCCGGCGTCCCCAAGGTCGATGTAGCGAATGCACTGCGGATCTCTCGGCCGACGCTCGACGCGTGGCTTGCGATGGTCGAGGCGACCCCCGACGAGCTCGCTGCGGTCAAGGAAGCCGAGCAGAGCGAGAAGCGTTGGCTGGCCCGCATGGCACAGCGCGAACGGAGGTGACTCGCCATCGACCAGGCCGGAGGTGATCAGCCACCGGCCTGGTCGCGCGATCCCGGATGCGGCCGGGCCCTTTTCTTTTTGGGTGGCTTTGGATCAGGCCGCGACTGGGCCGTGTAGCGCGCGGACGAGCGCCATCGGCGTGACGTTGCCGTCCCACCTGAGGTCGTCGAACATCGTCTGGCCGCCGAGTTGGTAGCCCCGGTCGGCGAGTGCCGAGCAGATCTTGTGCCCGCCCGCCGCGATGAACTTCCGCAGGCCTGGCACGGGGATGTGCAGCCGATGGGCGGCCAGCGCGAGATAGTCGAGGAACGAGTACGGCGTGCCTTCGAGCGACCGGCCAGCGGCCACGATCGCGGCCCGCTCGGCGTCGGTGAGCGGCCAGTCCGACCAGATCACGTTCGTGCCGTCGTACTCGGACACCGGCCGGATGCGCGCGCCGCCCGGCTCGGCCTCGATCAGCTCGCCTTTGTCGAGGACGAGGACGGCGTGCTGGTAGTCGCCCCACCCGTTGCCGTTGAGCCACTGTCCGAACCGGATCAGTCGGCCGACGTTGCCGGAGATCGCGACGAGGCCGAAGTCACCGGGCTGCGGCATTGGTGACCTCCTCGACCGTGATCTTGACCAGGGCATCGACGTCGACGCCCTGTGCGGCGAGCGCGTCGAGGACGCGGCCGGCGTGCGCGCGGGCCGCCGGCAACGGGTGCACTCCGTCGATCACAATCACCGGCGGTTTGACCATGTCGGCCGCGAGCAGGTCGCGCAGCTCGTCGCGGGTGGCGTACCGCTGGCGCTGGGCACGCGGGCACGGCCCGGGGCAGCTGGACCTGTCCAGGTAGTGGGGGCAGGCGCAGCCGATCTTGTGCTCGCCGCTCAGTCCGATGACGTTCGCTTGCTGCTGGCGGCGCAGGGTGTCGGCGTTGATCGCCATCAGACGCGCTCCGGCCAGTGCCAGCTGCCGCCGCGGTACGAGCGGGCGGGGATCTCGGCGCCGGTGTGGTCGTGGCCGACGTCGCCCTCGTGGTATTCGATGTGCTGTGGAAGAACTGGCCGGTCGGGTTGAGCACGCACAGGCCGACGTTGGCGCCGTGCCCGTTGTCCACACCGACCTCGGTGACGATGGCCGCACGGCACAGCGAGGCGTAGGCCTGGCTGCCGTCCTCGCGGATCGGCGTGCCGTGGCTGACGTAGTGGACGATCCGACCGACGCTGGGCTTCTGGTCCATCAGGCGTCGTCCTTCACGCTCGGCACCCAGATCTGCCGGATGCTGACGTTCATGCTCAGGCTGTGCACATCCGTGTGCCCGTTGGCCTCGACGACATTCACGATCTTGTGCGAGTCGGGATACGGAGCGGTCGGAGCGAACTTGATCATTTGCTCGGCGAGGAAGGACTTCACCGCCGAGCCGAGGCCGTCCTGCACCTCTGCGGCCTCGATCTGCTTGTGGACTTCGTCGGGGGTGCCTACCGCGATGATCGCGAACGACATGGTCAACCTCTCTGTCATGCGGCCTGGGCCCAGGACAGTTCGGGGCGCCAGGTGAACTCGGTGGTCTTGATGCCGTAGCGGCCGGCGTCCAGCGAGTGGTCGTCGGCCTTGATCGGCTTGTCCTCGCCCTTGGCGGTGGCCTTGTCGTCCCAGGCGTAGCCGGGTGCCTCGTCGATCCAGCCCTTGCATCCGGAGTGGACGAGCAGGTCGTCGTTGCCCAGCAGCGACGACACCAACCGGATGCCGTCGAGCACGGCGTTGTCGGCCAGGGTGGGCGTCAGGCCGTCGTCGTAGAGCTGTGTCACGAAGCTGGCCGCCGACGGGTCGACGACGGTCCACTCGGGCCGCACACCGAGCAGGCCGGGCGAGTGCGGCGCGGGGAAGCGGGCCAGCCAGTCGCGCAGTTGCCGGCTGTACTGGCTGTCGGTGAGCTGCCGGCGTTGAGCGCGGCTGTCGTAGCGGTACTCGCCGGCGAGGTACAGCCGCGGCCGCACGACCGGGTCTTGCGGTGCGGCGCCGGTGCCAATGCCGAGCAGCAGCGCGGCGAACGGGTTGACGGTGCCGTAGTCGATGCCCAACCCGACCCACCGGTGGATCGGCGGGAGGATGTCGACGACGTGCCGGTCGGGATCCCACATGTCGTAGATGGCGCCGTCGGCCTGGACCCAGCGGCCGAGGATGTAGCGCTGGTACCACAGCCCGACGAACTCTTTCTTGAGGTTCGCGACGTACGCCGGGTCGAGGGCGTGGTTCTCTTCGATCGTGAAGTGCCAGTAGCGCAGGTCGAGTTCGCCCTGCCGCAGGATGAACTTCTTGCGTAGCCAGTGCGCCGGCGTGTCCGGGTTGGTGGTCGCGAACAGCTTCGCGCCGGGCACGGACAGCCGGGCGAGGAGCTGGTCCCAGAAGGCTTCGGGGATCAGGGTTGCCTCGTCGACGTAGGCGCACACGGCGGTGAGGCCACGTAGCCGGCCTTCGGCGCGGGCGTCGTTCGCGGTGATGATCTCGATGGTGCGTCCGAGGATCGTGGCAGTGGACGCGCCTCGGGTGTATTTGATCAGCCGTGCGGCCGGCCCGGTGATCGCTGGGTCGGTGAGCGGGCCGAACACGTTGCGGGCGACGGTGTCGAGGGTCTTGCCGACGACCACGATGGCGCCGCCCCGGGGCGCGGTGGCGACGAACATCAGGAACCGCAGCAGGCTCGCGATGGTCTTGCCGGACCGGACGCTGCCGTCCCAGATGTTGATCCGGGCGGTGGACTGGGCGATGGACCGTTCCTGCTTCGGCGAGAGCCGCAGGTCAGGCATCGTCGTCGGCGGCCGCCTGGTCCTCGCCGGCGCGGCCGCGGATCGACTCGAACAGGTTGCCCAGCAGCGAGCCGACCTGCTCGATGGAGCA